CACTCGAACAGGCCCCGGCCCCTTCTTTCTAGCGCAACGCCTTATACGGTGAATAAGGCTGTCTTGACAGTAGCCCACATCCCTCAACCTCGTCAACTGCGCTCCTGTCCGACCGGTGTCCTCGGCACGACGCCTAGAGGCGTGGCACGTGGCGTTGGGATTTTGTCAAGGGCAAATCGTAGTTTGCTGTTATGAATACGCTTGTGACAATAATTCGTCGTCCACTTCCGTCCACTTCCGTCATGGGGTGTTCTCGTCCACTTCCGTCCACTTCTGTAGCGTTTGAGTCTATGACTGGCACTTCCGTCCACTTCCGTCCACTTCCCGTCTACTTCCTCGGGTACACTTTCGTCCACTTCCCACTCCGGAGGGCGCCCTTTAGGGCGCCTCCGGAAGTGCACAGCAGATTTTGAAATGTCCACTTCTGAGCTCCAGTCGGTGCTGGTTTTGGGGTTTCGTCTGATAGGTTGCGGGACGTTGAGGTACGTCCTGAGTGACGGTGTTTTGGACGTGACCCTCACACCCACATATGCGTCAGACACCACTTGAGCCGGCGGAAGCCGGTTTTGTCGTTCAGAGCTCGCTTCGCTGCTCGAGCTGCGGCTTGCACTTCGTTCGTGGCGATCTCTTGGACGGGAAGTGTCTGGGCTGTTCGAGGGTGATGCCTCAGATCACGAAGCTGTGCCGGATGGGCGACTGTGAGGAGCCTGTCCTGTCGAACCACCATTGGTATTGCAAGCAGCATCGCGAGGAGATGTTGGACAAGCGGCTGCGTCGGCCTGGTTCGAGGCCGAAGTCTCCGAGTGTGGCGGCGGAGCTCAGGGAGCGGCACCGGGTGCGGACGGTTGAGAAGCGCCGCTACGACCAGGTCGTCTACAACCCGGCTTACCGGAAGGTGCGGAAGGCGTACGCGGCCACTGTTGATGCTGGCCTGGTCGACTGTTGGCGCTGCAAGACACGGATTTTGGCTGGGGAGCCTTGGCATCTCGGCCATGTCGATGGTGATCCCACGCGGATCGCGGGTCCGGAACACGTCCGCTGCAACTGCGCGACGGCTAAACGGGATCGGAGGCGCTCGAGTTGATCGAGCCGCGGTTCGCGTGGGCGCCAGCATCGGCTCGGACTCTCGGCGACGAGGCAATCGCGTGGTGGGAGGCGGCCGGCGGCCACCTTTTCGACTGGCAGAAGGTCGTCATCCGCTCCATCCTCGCTTTGGACGCTGAGGATCAGTGGGCGACAGCCGACGACGGATTGGATGTGGCCCGCCAGAACGGCAAAGGTGTCGTTTTGCAGGTTGTGGAGGCGTATGCGGCGTTCGAGCTCGACTATCCGGTCGTGATGCACACCGCCCACGAGTTCGCGACGTCGCAGGAGCACCAGTTGCGCCTCGAGTCGTTCATTCAGGACGCTCCAAGCCTCCATTCCAGGGTTAGGGAGCGGTCTGGGTACCGTCACGCGAACGGTCAGGAGTCGATCAACCTGAAATCCGGCTGCCGGATCCTGTTCAAGTCGCGCACGACCGGCTCAGGCCGTGGTTATTCGGCGGATTTGCTGGTCTGGGACGAGGCGATGGTCATCAACGACAAGGTTGTCGGGGCGCAGAAGCCGATGACGCGCGCCTCGACGGCTCGGCATGGCTCGAAGACGATTTACGCGGGTTCGGCGGTCGACAGGCTCGTCCATGAGCATGGCGTGAACTTCGCGCGCATCCGAAAACGCGGTTTGGAGCAGGATCCGCGCGTCTCATGGCATGAATGGTCGGCTGAGGGCGACCCAGCAGAGGTGACGATCGAGATGTTGAGCGACATGAGCCTCGCGAGGGCCGCGAACCCGTCGATGGCGGACGGTTTGATCTCGGAGGACACCGTTTTGGACGAGATTTCGGGTATGCCGCCCCGAACTGCGGCCGTGGAGCTGTATGGGATGGGTGATTGGCCTCCCACGGACGCTTCCGTGTCCGGCTTGTTCGATGCGAAGCATTGGGCATCGCTTGCCGGCGACGTGGAGTTGGAGGAGCCGACGTTGTCGCTGGATGTGTCGCCGATCAGGACTTGGGCGACGATCATGGGCGCTAAAAGGGTCGGCGACAAGGTGCAGATAGGTCTCGTCGACCGTCAGGCTGGGACCGGCTGGATCGTCGATCGGTTGGTCGAGCTGATCGAGGAGTTGCGGCCGGAGCGGATCGTGTGTGACGACCGCGGGCCCGCCGCATCCTTGCTGGACGAGCTCGAGGAGGCCGGCGTGACGGTTGAGACGATCGGAACCGTCGAATACACGCGCGCCTGCGGCATGTTCTTTGACGCAGTTGAGCAGGGAACGATCGTCCATGATGGGGATTCTGCTCTCGAGGCGGCTGTTCGCGGTGCTGCTCAGCGGACGCTTGCGGACGCGTGGGCGTGGTCGCGGAAGCACTCGCGGTCGGACATCACGCCGCTCGTAGCGGCCACGATCGCTTATCGCGCTGAGGCTACGCAGGAGAAGCGTCCGTTCGTGGCGGTTGGGTTCGCATGAGGTTCCTTCCGACACGCTTTCAGTCACAGGATCTCGAGGAAGCGAACCGCGACCAGACCGAATTCTCACTCGACGGCTACATCGCCTACCTCAACGAATTCATCTACAACGGCAACGCCTACTTCACCCAAGGCCCGCAACAAACCCAGCCCGGTCAGAAGCAGGAGGTCATCGGACCCGCCTACCGGGCCATCACAGAGCTCGCCTACAAGTCCGACTCGGTCGTGTTCTCCTGTATGCAGACGCGAGCGCGCCACTTCAACCAGGCGCGCTTCCAGTTCCAGCGTCTAAGAGACGGACGCCTGACCGACTACTTCGGCACACCCGAACTTCAACCATTGGAGACGCCGTGGGTTGGTGGCACCACACAAAGCCTGTTGACCCGGATGATCATGCACGTCGACCTGGGCGGCAACTGCTTCGTCGTCCGCAAAGGCGACGGACTGGCGATGCTCAGGCCGGACTGGGTGACGATCGTGATCGGGTCGAACACGAACCCGGAGATTGGCGCCTGGGCCACCGACGCAGAGGTTCTCGGCTACGTGTATTCGCCTGGCGGCTATGGAACACAGGGCTACGAAACTGAGACGTTCCTGCCGGAAGATGTCGCCCACTGGGCACCGATCGCCGACCCGGAAGCACGCTTCCGCGGCATGTCCTGGTTGACCCCGCTGATCCGCGAGGTGATGGCGGACAAGGCAGCCACCGAATCCAAGCTGAGGTTCTTCGAGAATCCGACCCCGAACATGGTCGTCAAGTTCGACGTGCCCGACCTCGAGCAATACCAGCAACAGGTCAAAGCGTTCAAGGAAGCCCATCGCGGGCCGCGCAACGCCTTCAAGTGGATGTTCACCACGTCCGGTGTGGACGCGACCCCGGTGGGATCGAACATGCAGCAGCTCGACTACAGGTTGGTGACCGGCGCCGGCGAGACAAGGATCGCCGCAGCAGCCGGCACACCGCCCGTCATCGTCGGACTGTCCGAAGGGTTGCAGGGTTCGAGCCTGAACACAGGCAACTATCAGGCGGCACGCCGCAACTTCGTCGACGGAGTCATCTTGGATCTCTGGAACTCGGCAGCCGGAGCCCTTGCGAACATCATCAACGTGCCCGGAGACGCCAACCTGTCTACCGACCCGCGCGACATCAGCTTCCTAAAAGAAGACGCTGTCGAGCAGGCCGAGATCCTCCAGAAAGAATCCATCACCATCCGCTACTTGGTCGACGCGGGTTACAAGCCGGACACCGTCATCCAGGCAGTCACGTCGAACGACCTCAGCCTTCTCGAGCACAGCGGTCTGTTCAGCGTCCAGCTCCAAGCCGCTACTGCTCCGAAGCAGGGATTGTTCGCAGGCGTCCCAGTGCCGAACACGGAACCCGGAGCTCCGCCCGCCGCCCAGACAGCACCCACGAACGGCAATGGGAACACGTCTCCCGCTCCGCCGGCGCGTTCGGACACTCACGTCCATTTCGACTACGGCGCGTTCCAACTCCCGGCTGCCCCGGACGTGAACATCCACGAGGGAGCGATCCGCGCCGAGATCACCACACCAGACGTCCATGTGGAGGCGCCCGTCACATTCGAGGAAGGTTCGATCCAAACTCATCCAGCAGAGGTGACGTTTGAGGAGGGGGCGATCCGTACTGATGTTGCTGCACCTGACGTCCATATTGACGCGCCGCAGACGACTATCGAACCGGGCGCGGTTGTTGTGGAAACGCCGCCGCCGGCGAACATCACCATCGAACCCACCAGGATCGAAGAGGGAGCCATCCAAGTGAACGTCGAACCGCCTGACGTTGATGTGACGATTGAGCGCGCGAAGAAGCGCCGCGTTGACTACGGAGACGGGCGCAGCGCAGTCGTGACGGACGGTGAGGCGCGTCGCATCGACTTCGATGATGGCGATTCAGTGACGATCACCGAGATGCCCGAGGACGAGGAGGACGAGTAATGGCTTGCTGTGGCGCTTATGAATGCGAGAAGTGCGGCGGTCTAGTCATCGTCGGGCAGGCAGGCATCGACCACTATGGCGAGCATGTTTGCGATCCGAAGCGACTTGCGGAGGAGCGGTTCATGGATAACCCCTGTGCGGATTTTCCGCCGGAGTTGTCGTGAGCGCGATGGTCTACGACGCCTTCCTGACCGGATTCGCGCAACGCAACGTCGACTGGATCCAAGACAACTTCAAGGTCGTGCTCGTAACCAGCGACTACCAACCAGACACAATGGCGCACAGGACACGCTCCGACCTTGAAGACTTTGAGCTCGGAACCGGACCCGGCTACAACCGCGGCGGAATGAAGCTCCGCGCCCGCCAAGTCGAGCCTGCCGACCCGTCCGGTGTCATGCTCGCCGCCGGCGACGTCGCCTGGGACGGCTTCACCGGAGACTTCCGCTACGCAGTCGTATGCCAAGACAACGGCGGACGCAGCCAAGACACACTCGTCTCCGTCGCCGACATGGGTGACCAGCACGTCGAAAACGCTCGCGTGCTGCTCGCCTATTCCGCCGATGGCGTCTGCCTGTTCGCACCCGAGGAGGACTCGTGAGTTACACCGGACCAGTCGTGTTCGTGGAGGGCGTCCACTACGCCGTAGACAAGAACGGCAACGCCGACAAGAAGAAGCCGCTCCGCTGGACAGCAGACGGCTACACGCCAGCCAAAGAAGGCGATCCACTCCACAACGACGCTTTTGGCAGCGGCGACACCACGCTCGAGCCGGGGAGCGAATAAATGTCAGGATCCAAGAGCAACTATCTCTCCAAGAAACTCGTCGAACTGCCAGCCGGAGGCGTTGCGTTCAGCGCGCCAGGCCACGTCTACGTCGCCCTTTGTACGACCTTGCCAGATGACACATCGACGGGGACAACGATCGTCGAGACGGACTACGCCTCCTACGCGCGCACCGAGATCGGGACGGCCAACGATCAGTCGACGGCGTGGAATGCGGCGACAGGGACGACTACGGCAACCGTGACGAACAAGGCTGCCGTCACCTTCCCTGCTGCCACAGGCGCTTCGACGAACCCGATCCTCGGCATCGCAGTAGTAGACGCTTCCACAGTAGGGAACGTCCTCTACTGGGCCTCCGTGACATCGACGGCAATCGCGAACGGAGACACACCAAAGATCAACGCTGCTGCACTGACGATCGTGGAGGACTGATGCGGGACAGCGACAACAACTACGAGGAGGACCAGTAATGGCTATGCCGCTGTATATCGCATCGAACGTCACCCCGTTCGCTGCGACTGCGGGCGCCAAGACCGCGCTCAACATCATCGCAGGAGCCAACCAAGCCATCCTGCTCAAGTCGGTGACACTCTCAATGGACGGCGTCACGAGCTCCGCCGTTCCGGCGACCGTGGACGTCTGCCAATCAACGCAGGCCGGCGCCGGCACGGGAACGGGATCGCCGACGATCACACAGGCTTCGGGTCGCACGCTCGCAGCCCAGGCGACCGTCACAGCGAACTTCTCTGCTGAGCCGACGACATTGACGCCGCTCGAGAAGTTCTACGTCCCACAGTTCATGGGACTGTTCCGCTACAACCTGCCGCTCGGCGACGAGTACGAGACCGATTTCTCCGGTGGCACGATCAAGGCGCTCGCTGTCCGTATCAACGTGACCGCGAACGTCAACGTGCTCGTCTCCTGCGGGATCTGGCTCGTCGGATAATGCGGTTCCTTATTCTTCTTTCCGTAGCGTCCGTCTTGTTGTTCGTCGGATCGGCCACTGCCAGCAACATAGGGACGTCGCTCTCGGTCAGTCCTAGCCCCGCTGCTGTCGGAGACGTCGTGACTGGTGCTGGATGTGGCTACCAGGCGAACCACTGGTTCGAGATGGACACCTATGGTCCGAACGCAGCAGTGGATGGTCCCCTCGACTCGTCGAACATCAATCGTGTCGGTTCGGATGGTTGCATCAGCGGAACGCTGCTCAACCCAGCCAGGGCGAGCGGACCATACTCCGTCTACGTGTACGACTGCGGCGCGAAGTCGACGGGGATCGGTTGCGCTTACGGCAGCCATACCAAGGTTCTTCTCGATGAGGACTTCACTGTTGGCTAGATGGCACATGCACTACGGGTCATGGTGGGCTGCTCAGTGGTGCTTCGACCGCTGGTTCTCGCTCGGAGTCCATCTGGATAGTCGGGCGCGACGTTGTCCGTCCGGCTCTCGGTATGGGCCATACCTTGACGTTCATCTCGGACCGGCGATCCTGAGCGTGGGCGTGAACCCGATCTACGCTGGCTCGCTCGATCTCCGCTCATCTGTTTCGCGTGGCGGTTTGAGCGCGGAGTCCGGCTAGATGGCGACCGCGACGAAAACCTGGGATTTCACGACCGGAACGCTCGGTTGGTCGTTCGCCGCTGTAGCTACCGAGACGGGAGTTCAGAACGGCACTAACGGTCTAACGGTCAGCCTCGCAGGGAAGAACCTGACCGCCTCCGAGATTACGGCTGGTGCAACCGGCTGGTCGATCACAGGAACCTATGAGAGTATTTGGGGGATTCCGTCCGGATCAACCGTCACACAGATAGCCCTCACAACGGACAGCATCGATTGGTTGTGTTCGGTGTTCACGACCGGAGTGGCTGGTTTGGCCCACAAGGTCGCCGCTAATAACACCGGCACACAACAGATGCTCGCCGGGGCTTCTTACAGCACCACCACAACGCGAGCCACGGTCAACCTAACAACGGTACAGACCGTTTCCGAAGCGTCTTCGACTAGCCGTACATACATCATCTGCACCAACCTTGCGACCGGAGCCTCCAACTCGGCTGTCGTCACGGTCGGCTATCCGAAACTGGTTTTGACGATCACCTATACGTCACCAACGAATCCTCCGCTTCCCGTCTACGTTGATTCTGCTGTCGATCTGGCGGCTAGTAGATGAGTAGGCTCGGCCGCAGCCAACCGATTCAGCCGGCCCAATGGCACGGCTTCGTCGACCCAGGACCGGGTCCGGTTGGCACGACACCAGCACGCCCGATCGTCATCGAGCGGGAGCGCCGGAGAGAGTTAGCGCCCTATCCGATCTTCGTCAATGGTCTCTATGCGATCTCACCTCCAGCTACCGCCACCCCACCGTTACCGCTGGTGGTCGAGCAAGAAAGCCGCCGCTGGCGTGCGATCTTTGCTCCCGCCTCGAGCGGACCTCAGGCACTAGTCGCAGCAGCGTTTGCCCTTACGGTTACACCACCGAAGCCTGTCTTCTCCGTCGATCGCGAACGAGCACGTCCTCTTGTACCAGCGGCGATCATCCAGCACGGATTCATCCAGGCCGGAATCCCCAAGGCTCTTTCCGCCACCGTCAACAGTGTCGCAACAGTTACGGCAGTCCTGGTCAGGGTTCGGGCGAGAAGCGCAGCCATAAATGGATCCTCCGCTGTTTCGGCGACGCTGGTCAGGATTCGAGCGCGCGCAGCAGTCATCAACGGAGTCACGACCGTCACCGCGAGCGTTGTCAGGACACGAGCTCGCGCCGCGACTGTCAATGGTGTCACAGCAGTCTCCGCGACACTCACAAGAGTTCGTGCGAGAGCAGCCGTTATCAATGGCTCATCTGCGGTTTCTCTCAGCCGCATCGTCCGCACCCGAGCGTTCACCGCGACGACTACAGGAACCTCGACTGTCTCTTGTGTCCTCAGCGTCCCTCGCGTCAAACTTCTTACGGCGACGATCAACGGTAATTCCGCTGTCTCCGCCTCCCTCGTTCAGCCGCAGCCTCAGCCTGGCGGCGGCATCATCATCCCCAAGCGCGTCAAGATCCGCACCGTCAACTTGCGGCCAAGGCACGCAACCATCCATGTCACAGCCTTTGCGCCACAACTCACCATCACGGGTGTTCCAGGCGTAGGCATCGTCAGATCTCGTCCGCTAGCGCCATCGCCGACCCTCATCTTCCAGGCGTCGACACGCACGACAGAGACGCTCGGCGAACTCCCGTACAGCAAACGTGAACTCATCGACAAACTCGTGATCTACGACTACGTATGACCGGGACAGTTACCCATCCAGCCCACCAGGAGTGGGTTTTTTTACGCCCGCGAAAGGGGGCTCACAGATGGAACTGACCCGCGCAACATGGTCAGCAGCACAGATGGACGAGTTACCCGACTCCAGCTTCCTCTACATCGAGCCAGGAGGCAAAAAGGACTCGGAAGGCAAGACGACCCCACGTTCGTTGCGGCACTTCCCCGTCAAAGACGCTCAGGGCAACGTCGACCTTCCACACGTCCGCAACGCACTCTCCCGCATCCCGCAATCGAACGTGCCCGCCTCCGCGAAAGCGTCAGCGACGGCGGCGGCACAGAAGATGTTGAAGTCCTCGAGTAGGAGCGACATGGACACACCACCACGCGACGACCTCGTACGCACGACCAGCACGTTTGAGCTGAGAAGGTCGGAGGGTAGTGACATGCCGATCCTCTCAGGAACCGCCGCCGTCTTCGGAGAATGGACAGAGATCAGGTCCAACTATGAAGGACATTTCTTCGAGCGGTTCATGCCAGGAGCGTTCACGAAGACGATCCGAGAGAACAAGAGCAAGATCCGCTGCCTGTTCCATCACGGGCAAGATCCCTCGATCGGGTTCAAGCCGCTTGGGCCGATCACGAAACTCGCCGAAGAGGACGGAGGACTCCGTTATGACGTCCAACTCCTCGACACCGACTACAACCGCAGTCTGATCCCCGGCCTCGAGGCGGGCCTCTACGGCAGCAGCTTTCGCTTTGGAATCAACCGCAAAGAAGACGTTCGTTCTCCGAAGCGGTCTGCGTGGAACCCGAAGGGAATCCTCGAGCGGACGATCCGCGAGTCCTATCTCCGCGAACTTGGCCCGACCCCCCTTCCAGCCTATGCTGGGACGAGCGCCGGCGTTCGATCGCTCAGCGACGAGTTCGTACTCGGACGATTCCCGACCGAGGAGCTGCTTCGCAGGCTTCTCGGCGGTGAGGATCCGACAAGGGCAGACATCGAATCCGTATCTCTGCTTACCCAGATGTACCAGCTCGGGCAGGCGTTCATCTCTGTCGAAGACGACCCAGACGACGCTCCCGACATCGCAGCTATGAATACGATTCTCAACAGCCTCGGTGATCTCATCTCGACCGAGGCGAAAGAAGACGAGCAGGATGAACCTGCCGACGCCGATGAGATGATGAACAGCGCCGAAAACGCTGTGACCGCACCCTCCAGTGACGCCGTCCTGACGGGCACGTCTGAACTGTGGAGAGCCGCAGACAAGGACGACTCAGCGACCCCGCTCTGGGGTCTGGACCGGGACGAGAAGGAGGTGGCGCCGTCATGGCGTCTGTAAGCCAGCTTCGAGAGAGGAACGAAGAGATCCGCTCCTCCTTGAAGGACATCGAAGTCGAGAACGCCGGAGAGGCGTTCGACGACGAGACCCGTTCCCGGTGGAACGGCTTGAACGAGGAGCTAGTCGGTAACGACAAACTCATCGACGAGCTGGAAGCCCGCCGCGCACGGATCGAGGAACTCGACGGCTCAGAGCGCAACACGGAGATCGAGCCGACGAGAGGACCGCAGTTCAACACGAGGCGCCAGTCCGTCGTCCCTGACGACCCGACCGCCCTCGAGGAGTACCGCAACCGGGCCACCTCGATGGACGAGTTGGAGCAGGGCTACAAGGACGGCGCCCTCAAGATCATCGACGAGCGGTACAGGTCCGCGATCCCTGGCATCAACCGCGAGGACGCACAGGCCGACGCCGAGTATCTCGTCGGACTCGACCAGGAGGTCGCACTCCGCTTCATCGCGACGGGATCGAGGAAGTACGGCAAGGAGTTCGAGACGTACATCAGGACCGGCGGCAGGGTCGTCGGTCAGGAGATGGAGCGCACGGCGTCCCTGACGACTACGGCCGGCGGGTTTGCTGTTCCGGTCGAGCTCGACACGTCTCTGCTCCTCACGAACGCTGGTGTCGTCAACCCGATCCGCGGCTTGGCCCGGACCAGGACGACGAACGTGAACACCGTCGAGTTCATCAACACGGCAGGCGCAACCGCCATGTTCCTGAACGAAGCGGTGGAAGCCGGGGACAGCGCACCCGTCCTCGCGCAGCCGACCGTGAACATCGAGAAGGCTCAGGCGTTCATCCCGATGTCGATCGAGATCGCGGAGGACTGGGCGGGAATCCAGCAGGACATGGCGATGGTGTTCGCTGACGCGAAGGCCACGCTGGAGTCCCAGAAGTTCCTCACCGGCCTCGGTCATGCATCACATGAGCCGCAGGGTCTGATTGCCGCCGGCGGTGCCACGGCAATCACGAAGACAGCCACCACGGCCGTCTTCGCTGTCGCAGACCTGTTCTCACTCGACGCCGCCCTCAGCCCGAGGTACAGGCCGAATGCAAGTATCGTCGGCAACCGTGCAACCTTCCAGAAGGTCCGCCAGTTCGCAAGCAACGGCGTCAACATCTGGGTCCAGTTGCAGGGCAACCTGCCGCCGGAGCTGATCGGTTACCCGGCCTTCGAGTGGTCGAACATGGCCGCGACGACGACATCGTCGAACTCGACGATCCTGATCGTGGGCGACTTCAACTACTTCGCCATCGTCGACAGGGTCGGCATGAACATCGAGTTCATCCCGCACCTGTTCGGCAGCATCAACCGCTACCCGACCGGGCAGCGTGGTCTCTACATGTATTGGCGGACGAGCTCGCAGGTTCTCTCACCGACGTTGAGTGCGAACTCTGCCTTCCAGTCGCTGGTCGTGCTCTAGGAAAACGACAGCGGATCATGCGGGTCGGTCCGGTCCCGGGGCCGACCCGCAACCCACCGGGATAAGGAGATAAGACAATGGCAAGAGCAAGAGCGAGAAAGACAGGAAAGGTCTACATCGCGAACGAATCGTTCGTCGTCAACCTTGATGCGAACGGCCGCGTGATGACAGACGGATCAGGCATCGACAAGAGCTTCCACGAGAACCGCACCCGCGCCTACGAAGGCGACCCGATCGTCGATCATGCACCTGACTGGTTCGACGAGCTCGAGGACGTCGACACGGCACAGTCCTACGAATGAGCCAGCCCAACGGGACAAAAGAGAAACCGAAGGCTTGGCTCGACAAGAACAACGTCACCGTTTTTCGTGGCGACGTGACGGTTGAGGAAGCACAAGAGTTGGGAGACATGATCTCCTCTGCATTCAACGCCGGACTTCTTAGTGGATACAGGCAGGGAGTAGAGAGGGCGCAGCAATGGACGGCGTAAAGAAAATCCTCTGGCACTCCGTATGTCCGTGGGCTCCGACTGGCTACGGCCAACAGACCGGCCTGTTCGCGCCACGGATCGGCGCCCTCGACAACATCGACCTCGCCATCTCGAGCGGATTCGGATTGCAGGGAGGCCCGATCAAATGGAACGGCCTCCACGTCTACCCAGGCGAGGACTGGAACCGCACCGTCTACCAATGGGCGATGCACCACGGCAACGGGGACCCGTGCACCGTCATCACCCTGTTCGACGTATGGCCGCTAGACGTAGACGTCTATAGAGCCATCGACCAGCAGGGCAGACTCGCCTGTTGGGTGCCCGTCGACCATAACCCGGCACCCCCGGCGGTAGTCAACTTCCTCCGCGAGTCCGGGGCGATCCCGATCGCGATGTCGCGGTTCGGAGAGACACAACTCCGCGAGGCCGGTCTCGACCCGCTCTACGTTCCGCACGGGATCGACACGGAGATGTTCGCTCCCAGCGACAAACCCGAACTCGCCAAGTTCCGCGAGCTGCTTGAGGTTCCGCAGGACGCTTTCATCGTTGGCATGGTCGCTAACAACCAGGGCCAGTCACCGGCACGCAAGTCGTTCAGCGAGTCGTTCATGGCGTTCTCCGTCTTCCAGCAGACACACCCTGACGCGATCCTGCACCTCCATACGGAGATGACCGGGTTCCGCAACGGACTGAACCTTTACCGGATGCTGGAACGGTTCGAGATCCCGCCAGAGGCGATCCGTCTCACCGAACAAGTTAGGCTCGAGCACGTCTACCCGCCCGCCGCTATGGCGGGCCTCTACAACCTGTTCGACGTGCTCCTCAACCCGTCCTACGGTGAGGGGTTTGGAATCCCGATCGTGGAGGCTCAGGCTTGCGGGACCCCGGTGATCGTGACGGACTGGACTTCGATGCCGGAGCTCGTCGGTGCCGGTTGGAAGGTCGGCGGTATCCCGTGGGATCACGCGATGGCGGAAGCGTTCTGGATGAAACCCGACATCGACGCCATCGTGGACGCGCTCGAGTTGGCCTATGAGTCGCGTGGCGATGAAGTGTTCCGGGCTCGCGCTCGCAAGTTCGCGGTCGATTACGACGTGAACAAGGTGATGAGCGAGTATTGGGAGCCTGCGTTGGAGAGGATTCATTCTCCGCGCGAGGTGAAGCCGATCGGACCGAACCGGGCGATGAGACGGGCAAAGGAAAGGGTGAAAGTCTGATGGTAAAAGAAATCTGGCTGCCCATTACGGAGACGCGGGTGACTGTTGTTGACGGCAAGGTGAAGACTTGGCATGAGATGAAGATGACGCCGCACGCCGTGTCTACACCGACAGGATTCCAGAAGCCGAAGGGGGAAGACAATGGCTCTTAGCATCTCAGGAACCGGAAATAACGCAGTCCCCGACGAACTTATTGTCCGACTTCCGAAGGGGAAGCCTCCGAAGAAGCCTCCGGTGAGCAAAGGAAAGTGAAGATCGCGGTCCTCAGCTTGACGCGCGACCGGCTCGACTACACGAAAGAGTGCTTCGCGTCACTCCACGAGTTCGCCGGCTGCGACTTCGACCACTACGTCCTCGATCAAGCCTCCAATGACGACACCTTTCAATGGCTCGACGGAGAGTTCTCCGCGAACCGAGTCCAGACCATCGTCTCGCAGCCGGAGAACGTCGGTATCTGCCGCGGCATGAACGAACTCGTCGAGCTCGCGCTCGCCAGCGCCGACTACGACCTGATCGTCAAATACGACAACGACTGCCAACTCACCCAGCCGGACACGCTCAAAGACGTGTGCTCACTCGTGCTCGAGGGCGGCTGCATCCTCTCACCACGAATCCTTGGACTAGAGAACCCGCCGAAGGCGATGCGCGAACTCTCGATCGGGAACGAGTCGATCCTCGACGTTCCCCAGATCGGCAGCATCTTCATGGCCGTACCAGCCTGGGTCTACGACGAATTCCGCTACGACGAAAGGCAGATGCTCTTCGACGACGTTCAACTCTGCTGGTGGTATCGCCGACAGGGCGGAACCTGCGGCTACGTGAAACGGCTGGAAGCATGGCACTACCTGACGACGGCCGGCCAGCAGGCCGACATCCCCGACTACTTCGTTCGCAAGGAAGCCGAACTAGAGGCGGCAAAAGCGTGATCTTCGACAGCGATGATCTCTACGAAGGCCACGACCGTCTCGACCTCCTCTTCCGTCTACGCGCCGTGAACCCTCTGTTCCGCATGACAGCGTTCGCGATCCCATCGAAGTGCCCGCGCGCCTATCTCGCGCGCCTCCCCGACTGGATCGAGGTTGTGCCGCACGGATGGCTACACGGAGACCCCGGAAGCGACGGCGGCGAGTGCCGTGACTGGACCTACGACCAGATGGTCCAGGTCATCGATCAGCTCGAGAAGAACCCCCGCTGGAAACGCGGATTCAAGGCGCCCGGCTGGATCATCAGCGACGAATGCTACGAGGCGCTCGAGGACTCAGACTGGTGGGTTGCAGACCAGCCGTACAACGACGAGCGCAGGCCGGAAGGACTACGAGTTCACCGTCTCGATGACGGCGATCACGTGCACACCCACATTCAGGATTGGGGTTCCAACGGATTGAACGAGTCATGGGACTATCTCGTTGACCGCGTCTCGAACGCCGAGTCGTTCGAGCTCATCAGCGAGGTGGTACAGCCATCCTTCAAGGTCACCGCATGAAGAACAGCCCACGCCTCGCCGGAATCCGCAACGAGATTGCGATCCACGTGCGCCGTATGTCCGTGATGAACTGGGATGAGCGCCAAGAATATCTGGAGACTCTGATCGGACCGAAGACGCAAAGCGCAAGCGAAGCCGATGTGCGTGCCCTACTGATGACACGGTTGAGGGAGTTGCAGCTATGGCCGCGACGCTGACAGCCAGTCGCCTCAACTTCGCCTGCGGATACGCGATCTGGCCTGGCTTCGACAACAGCGACATCAGCGGCGAACCCGGCAGCACCTACCTCGACCTCGAGGACTTCCCATACCGCTACGCCGACGAGTCAGCCGAGATCATCATGATGTCGCACGCCCTGTTCGTCGGCGAAGAAGGCGTGCCGGCGCACCCTGACTTCGCACCGATCATGGCCGAGTGCTACCGAATCCTTGAACCGGGCGGCTGGCTCCGCATCGACGACAATCCGTTCCGGTGCTACCTCGACGGGGTCGTCTATCCACCGGATGAGGCAGCGCGCGAGCACATGGCGCGGTTCCCGGCGCAACTGAAAATCCCGCGCGAGACGTTACGCGAGATCCTCCGAGACGCAGGCTTCAAGCGAGTAGAGGATGTACCGCAAGGAATGACCCTGATCCCCGGTGACGCTGAACTCCACCAAGCGATTATCGGCAACCGTCTAACGCACGTCTCGTTCACGATCGAAGCGCAGAAATGACGCAACTCGACATCGTCCTTCTCCAATGCGGACTCTCAGACCTCACCGTTCGCTGCCTCCACAGCATCCCCAGAGACTTCCGCGTCATCCTCGTTGACAATGGAAGCCCCGACGCAGACATCGAGAACGCTCGCAAGGAGCTGCTTGAGACTGACACGATGATCCTGCTACCCGAGAACTATGGGTTCGCCAAAGCCATGAACATTGGCATCCAGAGCACCACCGCGCCGTTCATCTGCATCCTCAACAACGACACCGTCGTAGCCGACGACGCCTTCGACAAGATGCTGTTCTACTTCGGCATCGACAAGAGCCTCGGCGTCGTCGGGCCGCGCACCAACCGTTGCGAGTCGGAACAGCGAGCCGACGGCCCCGGCCACCAGACATTGTTCTACACGAACGGTCTGCTTGCGTTCTTCTGCGCGATCATCCGCCGCGAGGCACTCGACGACGTCGGACCACTCAGCGAGGAGTATGGGCTCGGCTACGGCGAGGACGACGACTACTGCATCAGGATGCGCCAGGCCGGCTGGAAGCTTGGCATCGCGAACGACGCCTGGGTCGACCATGATCACCACGCCACATACAAGGTCACGATCGGCGAAGAGGGCATGGAGCGCGAAGGGCAGCAGGGATTAGCCCTGTTACGTGAGAAGTACGGAGCGGTCGTGTGAGCGCGGTTGCGACTACTAGAGCCACGGAGATCGCGGAGTGGGCTATCAGGGCTGACGCTTCACAGAAGATGGACGAGTTTGAGCATCTTGTCGACCGTGTAGTGGATCTCGAGCCGAAGGTGATCCTTGAGATCGGCAGCAAATGCGGTGGCTCGCTTCTTGCTTGGAGGCTCGCCGCTCCCGACGCGAAGATCATCAGCATCAGCCTCACCGATGGACCGTTCGGCGGTGGGAGTGTCGGTGGACAGACGATCGAGCGCGAGATCGAGCATTGGCTCAACGTGAACTCCCACGAGCAGAGCACGCTGACCGCGGTCATGAAGATCCTCCGCAACGAACCCATCGACTTCCTGTTCATCGACGGCGACCACAGCTACGAAGGAGTCCTCCAAGACTTCGCGATGTATAGCTGGCTCGTCCGTAGAGGTGGCCTGATCGCCTTCCACGACATCCTTCCGCATCCCACAAGTACCGGCGTGTTCGTGAGGAAGCTGTGGAAGCAGTTGACTCCGAGATTCGAGACCGAAGAGTTCTTGGGTGACGCGCGCCGCGACCTTGAACTATGGGGCGGCATCGGCGTGATTACGTGGTGACGATAAGCGTGATAATTCCGACCCTCGGCCGCGACTCGCTGGCTGACGCGAAAGAATCATGTGCCGGAGCCGACGAGGTCATCGTGATCGAGAACCAAGACGGAGACCACGGATACTCGGCGCGCACCCGAGGCATTCAGAAGGCCACAGGAACCCATCTCGCATTCCTCGACGACGACGATGTCTACACGCCAGGAGCGATCAAGTTGATGCGTGAAGCGGCTTGTAACGTGCCGGTGATCTTCAAGATGGACCACCACCAGCACGGTGTGATGTGGCGGCAACCGTTCCTCGAATTCGGCAACGTCGGCACTCCCATGTTCCTCGTGCCGAACCAGCCCGAACTATTGGGCGAATGGAAGGAACACGCGCCAGGATTCAAAGAACCCGGCGGCGACTTCTCATTCATCAGCGGATGCGTCGAGAAGATGGGCGGAGTCATGTGGCGCGACGAGATCGTCTGCACCGTCAGACCCGACTTCCCGACCATCAGCATCGTGACTCCCTGGTTGAACCACTTGGAGCTCGCGGACGGATACAAGCAGGCAGTCATCCGGCGCAGTCCACGCGACGAGCTGATCGTTGTTGACGACGGATCCGACCCGCCTATCCCGTTCGCGACACTCCGTAACGAGGATTCGGTGGGGTTCGGCTCAACATGCAACCGCGGCCTATACGCGGCCAAGTCCGACATCGTCCTGTTCCTGAACAACGACGTGCTCGCGCGAGACCCGTACTGGCTCGAGCCGATCCGCGAAGCAGTCGAACCCGGCGTCCTCATCGGAGCACAGCTTCGAGACGACCCGCACGGTTCCGTCGACGGAACACCGATGCCCTACCTCGACGGCTGGTGTCTCGCCGGCATGAGAGATGATCTCCTAGAGATTGGCGGCTTCGACGAGGACTTCAACCCGCCCGCCTACTTCGAGGACAACGACCTCTGCCTCCGCGCCCGTATGGCAGGCATGACTCTCCGAGAGGTGCGCGTACCACTCCACCACATCCGTAACGCGACGATGAAGCCGGACGACCCGAGGGTGCGCGCGGCGACGCTCGCGAACCGGGAGCGGTTCATGGCTCGAGCGAGGGAGGCGCTGACACTTGCCGACTAACTACATCACCAGCACCCAGTTGAAGAACACGCTTGAGATCGGGACCGCAACCTACGCCGACGACGACATCACCACCGCGATCAGCGCGGCGAGTCGTGTCATCGACGCCTACAAAGACACTCGCTTTTACCCGACCGCCGAGACGCGCAAATACACGGCCAACCAGTCCGAGTGCAGCATCCAGATCGACGACCTCGTCACGCTAACCGCTCTCACAGTCGACATGAACGGCACAGGGTCTTACGGCACAACCTGGGTTCAGAACACCGACTTCTACCTCGAGCCGATCAACGCCGCCTTGGACGGGCGCCCATACAATCAGGTGACGCTCAGGCCGCAGCAGGGCGACATCTGGCCTCCGTTCAACTATGGAGTCCAGATAGGCGGGACGTTCGGCTGGACGACGGCGCCGTACCAGGTGACGCAGGCGACAACGATCCTCGCCGGCCGCTACCTCAAGCGCGCACGTGAGACCCCGTATGGGATCTTGACGATCGGGACCGACGCCATCGCCGCTGCGCGTCTCGGCAAGATCGATCCTGACGTGTCCTTCCTCCTCGACAACCTCGACGCTGACGAGCCGCTGCTCATCCTGTGACCGTCGAGATCAGCCAGATCCGTGCCGGTCTCGTCGCGAACATCAAGGCCGTCGTGGGCAACACGGCTCAGGTGTCCCCGTACAGGAGCGAGTCTCCTACACCACCAACCATTCAGGTTACGGGATTCGGCGAGGTATTGAAGGTGGCGATGGGATCATGGGAGATAGACAACTTCCTCGTGCAAGGACTAGCCGGTGCGCCCACACAGGAGTCCGCGCAGATGCGGCTTGACACTTGGCTGTCTCCGACGGGAGCCACGAACATTTGGACGGCGATCGAATCCGACAAGACACTCGGAGGTATCGTCAACAACGCCATCGTGACTCGCTGCGATGGTCAACAGTTCATCGAGACCAAGAACGGAGAGTTCTTGGGTTCCACTTGGCATATCCAGATCGAGCTCTAGACCGGGACGCATGTGCACATCCATCCATAGTCCCGAAAGGAGCTGACCGTGGCAAAGTTTGCCGCAACCGACGTATACGTATCGTTCGCGTCACAGAACATTAGTGACTGGTGCGTCAGCGTCGACACGCCCGACTCGAAGAACCAGATCGACGTATCGGGGTTCAACCCGACGAGCTCACAGGAGTTCGTTCCCGGTTCGCGCACACAGTCGATCGTCCTGGGCATCTTGCAGGACTTCGGCAACACCATGATCCACCAGTTGATCAACCCGTACTACACGAGCGCGACAGCGTTGTTCGTGATCGAACTGCGGCCGACGTCGGCTGCACGGTCAGCGACGAACCCGTGGTTCGGTGGAACAGCGCAGCTCTACGAGTACGACGGGCTGAACGCACAGTTGAACAATCGTGCCGAGATCACGGCGACGATCCTGCCGGCATCGAACACCATCTGGGCGTGGGCTACCTCGTAATGCCCGACCAGTTCGTAGTCACCGGTCTGTCGGAGCTGTTGAAAGCGTCGAAGGCCGCGGGCAGCGCAACGAACAAAGAGGTGCGGGAGGCGTTCCGCGAAGCAGGAGACATCGTCAAAGTGGACGCCGTCCCGCGCCTCGCCAAATACAGCACCAAGTCAGCGGAAGGGTTCAAGGTTCGTGTTCGTCAGCGAGGCATAGCGGTGGAGCAGTCGCTTCTCAAGACGACAGGAAAGAGGCCCGACTGGGGTTCGCTACAGATGAGGAAGGCTCTGTTGCCTGCGGTTGAGAAGACGTGGCCGGAGTTGGAGGCAGAGTTCGTGAAGGCGGTCGACAAGACGATCGCGATTTTCGAGATATAGGGAGACCGGGACATGCCACAGGAGCCAGGGTTCGAGTTGAAGTTCCCCGACGAACGCGAAGCGGAATTCTTCCCGTTCGCGATAGGTCTGTCGGGAGCCAAGGACATCAAGATCATCGACCGCTGTACGCAGATGCCGCTGGACGAGTTCGCGGAAGCACTCGATGACCCATCACAGCGGGGACGTGGTCCCATCATGCTCGCCATGATCGGCCTCAGCATCCGGGCCAAGTATCCGGACTGGTCGGTGGAGCGGATCATGCACTTCATCGACGAGCTCGAACTGCCAGACGTGACGTTCCTGGGAGCGGAAGAAGAGGAGACGAACGGCGCGGTCCCTTTGACGCAAGAGCCGGTGCAGCACTTAGACGTAAGCAGCTCCGGCTCGCCATCCGACGCATCCGAGTCATCTGCGACCCCGGCGGAGACATCTGCTCCCGAACCGAACCCCTCGACATCAGAGGATTCCAGCGAGACCCCAGCCTGATGTGGGGACCCTGGATGCTTGTCGAGTTCAACCTCCACCGCCCCGACATCCTCAACGACAACATCTCGTTGTTCGAGATCATCGCCATGTGGGACGCCATGAAGGCGCCTAGTTGAGCACGTTCAGTCGCCGAGTCGGTGTCGAGTTCTTCGGGGATGCAGCCTCTCTTGAGAAGACGTATGCACAGGTTGGGGCTGCGACCAAGCAATTCGGTGACCTTTCCGTTTCGACGAACACGAAGGTCACCGAATCCGTGTTGGCCGGGACGACCAAACGGATCCAGGCAACACGGGCAAGCGTTGCCGAGTACCAGATCGCGTCCGAGAGTTTCGTCAAAGGCTCCGACGCACAGATCGCAGCCGCCTACCAGTTGGGGATCGCTCAGAAGCGGCTGGCTGTGCTGACGGGTGAGACGGCGGTGGCAACTGGAGCGTTCTCAGGAAAATCCAAGACGGCCGACCGCGACGTGGGAAAGACAGCCCGCGGTCTCCTAGCCGGATCGGGTGCCGCCGCATCGCTAGGACGGTCGCTTGCGTTCGCGTCGACAGGGTTCATCGCGTTCGCGGCCGGCGCGACTCTCATCAGGGGGAGCATCAAGGCAGCCCAGGATGAGGTTGTCGCGCAGAAGCAGGTGGCGCAACAGTTGCGGACGAGCGGCAAGTCGTGGGCTCAGTATGGAACTCAGATCAGTGCAGCCTTGCTCAAGGAGTCGCATCTGGCCGGATTCACGAAGTCGGAACTCTTGACATCGTTCGGGTTCCTCGTCCGCATCGGCGGCAATGTACAGAAGTCGCTGAAACTCACCGGGCTAGCCGCGGACATCGCTCGAGCGAGGACTATCTCGTTGCAGTCGGCTTCGCTCGCGTTGGCTAAGGCGCTCGGTGGTTCGGCGACTGCTCTGCGCCGCCTTGGGATCATTGTTCCTAAGCATGTGACGACGACGCAGGCGCTCGCCTTCGTCACCCAGAAGTTCGCCGGTCAGGCGTTGGCCGGCACGACGGCGACCGAGAAGTTCCATGCGGCTCTCGTCGACTCAGGAGCGACGATCGGGCGTGATCTTTTGCCGTCGTTCAATCGTCTGCTGACGAGTCTGTCGAACTGGCTGGCGATGATGAACGAGACGGGACGGTTGCAGAAGGACGTCACGGATGTGACGAAGGTTCTCGGCGCCGCCTTCCATGCGCTCGGCACGATCATCGGGGCGGTAGACAAGGTCACAGGATCGTTCAAGCACAC